GGAGAAGCAAGAAGAAATTCTTGATGCAGTCATAAACAATAAACGGGTGACTGTAAGGTCATCTCATGGTGTAGGTAAGACTTTTACTGCAGCAATTGCAGCTTTGTGGTTTTTGATTTGCTACGTTCCGAGTACAGTAGTTACTACAGCACCTACAGCAAGACAGGTAAAATCAATCTTATGGGAAGAGATTAGGCTTCGATATAAATCAGCGAAGGTAGCATTGGGTGGTAGACTTCTACAAATGGAATTACAGATGGGACCAAAGTGGTTAGCCACAGGATTTGCTACTGATGAATATAATGTTGAACGATTTCAAGGATATCACAATGATAATATTTTGGTCATTATTGACGAAGCTTCAGGAGTGGCTAGGAATATTTTTACTGGTGTTGAAGGTCTTCTATCCAGCGGTAATGCACATCTGCTTTTGATAGGCAATCCTACAGATGAACTGAGTGAATTTGGCCATAGTTTCAAATCGTCTTTGTATAAGAAGATGCATATTAGTGCTTTCGACACCCCGAATTTGAGAGCAGGTCAAAATGTAAGGCCATATCTTGTGACTAATGAATGGGTGGCTGAACGAAAAGCAGAATGGGGAGAGACTGATCCACTTTATGAAGTTAGGGTGTTAGGCAATTTCCCAACGACTTCAGAGGGTGCATTAATCCCATTGGCTTGGATTGAAAGGGCTAAAGCTTCTGCATTAAAACCTGACGGAGTTAAAGCTGTTGGTGTAGATGTAGCTCGATTTGGTGGTGATGAATCGATTGCTTTTATGCGTGAAGGTAATTGCGTAACGGCTATGTGGAAATGGACTGGTAATGACACTATGGAAACAACGGGTAAGATTGCTAGAATTATTGATGAACAGTCACCTTCACGAGTTAACATAGATGCGGTTGGGGTTGGTGCAGGAGTATATGATAGATTGATTGAATTGGGATACGATGTATATGCGATCAATGGCTCAGAGAGATCATTTCAACCGGATAGATTCTTGAATCTTAGATCAGAGATCATGTGGAATCTTAAGTCTCGATTTGAGAATGCAAATATTAAGATCCCAGAGGATGACAGGTTAGAACATCAATTGGTAAACTTAAGACAACAGTCCTTATCAAGTCGAGGACAATTAAGACTTGAAAATAAAGAAGATATGAAGGCACGAATTGGTTCTTCTCCTGATAGGGCTGATGCATTAGGATTGACGTTCTGGGAACAAACAAAGCAACGAACAGCTTTGATAGGTTCGGCTGCTGATCTTGCAGGGGATAGTCCAGCACCTATGCATGAACTTGATCGAATCGGAAGACAATTATCTATGAATACATCGCCTATGCAAATGATGTATAATAGACTTGGGGGTAATGTGAGTTATACGTGTATTGGTTGTCATGCACAGGGAATTAATATTATTGCTTGGTCTAGGGGAAGCGAAAATATTCTAGATCCAGCAGAGGCAACTAGAGGAAGATGTATCTTATGTGGTTTTCAGTGGGAAGTACAGCACTAGGAGGAGTGAATAATGGCATTGTCTAATTTAGGAGAGGGGTTTCGGCATATGGAAAAGAGGTTTCGAGTAACATATAACAAGCAAACTGGCACATGGAGATTGCTCGATACATGGCATGATGCTATGCAGAAGATTAGCGACTGGACTGCTGAGGTTGCAGACGACAATCCGGCTATGACTATTGTTACTGATGACGGCTTTGAAACAATGGCAATGGAAGCAGCTAGACTGGGAATATTAGGTAAAGCAGTCATGCCTGTAGATAATACTGCAGAAGTTGATGCTTGCAAGGAAACGATTAAAAAGCAAGTGACTGAGATCGAGGAGTACCAGAAAGAACAGAAAGCAATGCAAGATAGAATCAGAGAAGAGATTCAGAAAAATGCTAGTTTGGTTCTTGAGGCATCAAAGACTAAACAAGTGCCACCAAGATCAGAACGTTATGAACTGAAACAGCAGGTGGTTAAGGGATTACTACAGTTAGCGGGGATGGAAGATCTTAGAGAAATAGATCAGAAATAAATGATCCCCGGAGGGACAACATGGGTACAAAATTATCAGATTTCTTTCCTGAACAGCCACCTTGGCTTGAAAAGCAACAGCGATTGGATCATTTGTTAAGCTTTGCTTCTGCAGCTTTAGATATCCAAAAGTCACAAGGTGAAACATACAAATCGCCGACTTTCGGAATTGACAACTTGGCCTATCTTTGGAGCAAGCAATATACACAAAACCGTGCTCAGATGATCAATGACTTGTTTGCTATTGCAAGTACTGTTGCAGAGATTCGAGCTCCTGTAATGCATATCAGAAATGAGGTGTTCAGGAGAGGAATTGAATGGCATGCGAAGTTCTCCAAGAAATGTGTTGATTGTGGACAAACTTATACGGATGAAGTTGAGAAATGTACTCAATGTGGCAGTGAAAACCTGAGAAGTCCTGACCCTAAAGAAAAAGAACGATTAGCACCATTTGTTGATAATTGTAACATCTTTGGTAATTCATTAGTTGAGATCTCAAAGCAACTTGAATGGGATGTCAATGTGGCTGATGAGATGTATCTTTATGTAGCTAAAGAATTTCTTGCAGTACCAACTAAAAATGATGCCCTCGGTGTTAGAAGTAAAGCTCTTGAAATTAGGAGGCTTAATCCAGCATACATAGAAATGGATCTGAATAGTCGTGGATTACCTAAGGCAAATCATTATGTTTGTCTTATTCATCGTGACAAGATAAAGAAGGTTGAAGCTACTACTAGTGATAGTCAAAAAATGCCTGGTGAAGATATGATTTGTCCTGAGTGTAAACGACCTATGGTTCCGACTATGTGGATTTACTATTACAGAGGGGCGAAGAAATATCTTCTGGAGTCAGAGATCTGTAGGGCTTCGAAGTTTGAGATCAATGAAATTGGTGGTTTCAGTCCGATCTTGACAATATTTGAGAAGGCCTTGACATTAATAGGGATGGATAAGGTGGCATTCAAATATTTCTTCGAAAGGAAATTACCTGCGTCAATCTTGATGATCTTTACGGATGATGTTGAAGGTCTTCGAAGAGAGCGTGAAGGCATTTTGCAACAATTATCAAAGAATCCTGATTATGTACCTATGATGGCTGTGTCAGCAAAACAAGGTTCTCGAGGCAGGGCGGAATTAGTTCGATTGTTCCATACATTTGCAGAAATGAATTATATGGAAATCAAGAATGAGATCCGTGAAAGAATCGCGTCATTGTGGGGAGTGACACCGATTTGGCAGACAGCAGTTGAATCAGTCGGTGGCATGTCTTCACAGACGGCACAGTTGGTTGTGACAAGTCGTGTTGTTGAGTCTGATCAGGCAATTTTTAATGACAAAATGTTCCCGTTCATCTGTGAGGCATTTGGTATTGGTGATTGGGAGCTAAAGCTGAGAGTCCCTGAAGAAAAAGCTGAGTCGACTCGTATTCAGTTCGGGCAACAGAGAATTGCTGCTGCTAATATGCTACACATGATGGGCTTCGATGTGAAACTCAAGCCTGGAGTGAAATCTATTGATGATGTAGACTTTATTGTATCAGGCGAAGCGATGAATATGCAACAGCAGATGGGTGGTGGAATGGCTCCTGGTGGAGGACTTCCGACAGGAGGTTCAGATGGGCAACCTTCTACTGAAGAGGGTGGCAAACCTCCGTCTGAAGTAAATGATCGGAGTGGGGATAATATAGCTGATAAGTTTCCAGGGTTTGATGTTGGCAAATCATTTCAAATCAAGCCTTGGGTGCCACAATTGATCGAGAAGGGATTCTTCCTCAAATCGGTTGCAGACATCAAGATCAGCGAAAACGGTAGCATTGTTCAATTACTATTCATGAGTTCTGATGACGTATTGTATGAAGCTTTGTTTGATCAGAAAGGTAGCCTATTAGGAATCAATCGAACTACACCTGCGGCACCGGGGATGCATAGTCATGAAGGGTACGAAACTGCGCACCCAACTTCATTGCCCCACAACAATCTTGGTGGAAGAGAAAGACGTGGAGACATGGCTTTGAGTCAGACTAATCCTGATGACAAAGAGGAAGAGGGTTAGTGTGGAAAACATACTTAAAGTAGTTGCAGCATATAAACTATCAAGTAAATGACTAATGATGTATCTATGCATCTTAGACAGTGTGTAGAAGGCATTCTAGATGTAAACGATGAGTCAACTTAAAGAACTTCAAGAGCATATACAGAAGGACGGCGGTGGGGCTTCAAGTAGTCCTAGTGGATTTACAGTTGCCCAAAGTACTTTTGAACCAACTTTTGGTGGACCCGAGTATCCTGGTGATAAGAAACGGAAGAAGGGAGATCTATTGAAGGAATGGGTTGAAAAGACACGTGGTGTACCCGAACAATCAGGCCCAGCACCTGGACCTGCACCGAGACCTGGATTAGACTGGAATTCACAAAGTCATAGATGGAGACTATCAGGGATAGAAGAACAATCTACTTCATCAAATATTAAGGATGCTATTGATGAAGCATTTGAAAAGCGTCTTCGAAAACCTAAGATGAATTTTGATGAA